AGATTGAAGAACGTCACGAGGAAAAACTTTTGGTTTTGGGACCGGTGTTGGAACGATTGAACCAGGACTTGCTTGATCCTTTGATCGACAACACGTTCAACATTATGGTCCAACAGGAATTGATACCGCCTCCTCCGGAAGAATTGCAGGGAACCGAGATTAAGGTTGAATACATCAGCGTAATGGCCCAGGCGCAAAAAGCGATTGGGCTGGGTGGAATGGAGCGCTTGGCGTCAACTATCGGGAACATGGTCGCGATCACGAAAGATCCTTCGATCTTGGACAAGTTTGATGCGGACCAGTTCGTTGATGAGTATGCCGATGGACTCGGGGTCCCCCCTTCGATTATCCGCAGCGATGAAGAGGTTGCTGCGATGCGTGAAGACCGTGCCCAGCAACAGCAACAAGCGCAGGCGATGGAAGCTATCCCGGCAGCAGCGAAGAGCGCAAAAGATTTGGCTTCAGCAGACATGTCTACCGATAACGCTTTGACTCGAGTAGTCAATGCGGCTGGCGGGTAAGGATGGCGAACACACCTGAACGTGAACTTGAGCTTTCTGATATTCGTGCTGTTCTTAAAACAGCCGAGGGACGTCGTGTCCTATGGCGATTGCTTGATATGGCTGCTCCGTTCCGTTCTATTTGGGAGCAGAGTGCGCGAATCCATTACAACGCAGGGAAACAGGATTTTGGTCATTTCATTATGAGTGAGATGGAAGAAGCCGACTTGCAATTATTTTTCAAGGCATGGACAGAAAACAAGAAGGAATTACAGGAGATGAAACATGACTGACCAGATTGCGCCTGAACCAGTAGCAGGTACACCCCCTGCTGGAGAAGGTACCACCGTCGAACCGGTAGCTCAAGAAGGATCATTGCTTGGGACTGGAACGACTCAGCCAGAAGTAAAACCGGCTGGGGCCACGGAGGAGAAACCGGTTGTACCTGAAAAGTACGACCTGAAACTCCCCAAGGACTCGCTACTCACTACGGAAGCACTTGAACGCAAAGCAGCCGATGCGAAAGCACGCGGATTGACCAACGAGCAAGCGCAGAAGGAACTGGAGAACGAGAATGCAACGATTGCAACCTACGTCGACACACAGAAGCAACAACAGGAAGCTGAATGGAAGAAGCAGAACGAAGCATGGGTCAACGAAATAAAAAGCGACAAGGAAATTGGTGGCGAAGCGTTCCCGAAGAACGTCGAGCTTGCCAAGCGTGTTGTTCAGCGTTTCGGTGACGATTCGTTCGTTAAAGAACTTGACGGGACTGGATTTGGAAATCATCCGGGCCTGGTTAGGATGTTGGTTAAATTAGGGAAGGCGATGTCAGAAGATCAGCTTGTGTTGCCGGGCAGTCAGCCCGCTGGCGCAGTGAAATCTTCTGCCGAAATCTTCTACTCAAAATCGAAGGAGTAAAATATGTCGACACTAGGCACAAATGTTTTAACCATGCAGGATTGGGCTAAACGCCAAGATCCGAACATGTCTCAGGCTCGCATCATTGAGTTGCTTTCGCAAACCAATGAAGTTATCGCTGATATGCTCTGGAAGGAAGGCAATCTTCCTACCGGACACCGCACCACCGTTCGCACGGGTCTTCCTACCGCTGCGTGGCGTTTGCTGAATCAAGGTACCCAGCCGTCGAAAAGCACCACCGCTCAAATCGACGAAGCGATCGGTATTCTTGAATCGTGGTCGGAAGTTGACGTTGAGTTGGCGAAGCTGAATGGAAATAGCGCGGAATTCCGTTTCTCTGAAGCGCAGGCGTTCATTGAATCCATGAATCAAGAAATGGTTCAAACCTTGTTCTACGGAAATTCTGGTACGTCTCCGGAAGAATTCACGGGTCTTGCGATTCGTTATTCTTCGCTGTCTGCGACGAACGGATCGAACATCATCACAGGTTCGGGTGCTGGTTCGGACAATTCTTCGATCTGGCTTGTTTGCTGGGGCGAGAATACCGTTCACGGTATTTATCCCAAAGGTTCTGCGATGGGTCTTCAGCATTTTGATCATGGAGAAGAAACCGCTGAAACCACGGCTGCTATTGCTGGTACTCGTTTGCGAGTGTTCCGTGACCAGTGGCAATGGAAATGTGGCGTTGCGCTTCGTGACTGGCGTTATGTTGTTCGTATCCCGAACATCGACATCAGCAACTTGGTTGGAAAAACTTCGGCTGCCGATCTCATCGAATTGATGATTAAGGCTATCCATCGCTTGCCTTCTGTTACTGCTGGAAAATGCGCGTTCTACATGAACCGCTCTGTCATGCAAATGCTTGACATCCAACGCCGTGACGATGTTATCAGCGGTGGCCAATTGTCGTATGACGTGGTTGACGGTAAAATGCAATACACGTTCCGTGGGATCCCGATTCGGAAAGTCGATCAGTTGCTCGAAACCGAAGCGACCGTCTCGTAATATAAAGGAGAAACACTATGTACGTTGATGCTCAAAACTTATTCTCAGATGCACAGGCTATTACGGCTGCGGCGGGATCGGACAACACGATTGATCTCGGAGCGGTTCGTGACATCGGAACTGGCGAAAATCTGTACCTGGTCGTTTCGGTTGACGTTGCATTTACCGACGCGAGCTCAGATAGCACGCTGACCGTTGCAATCGAAGGCGACAGCACCACCACGTTTACTCCGGATGGAACCGAAACTGCGTTCACCATCCCGGCGTTGGCTGCGGCTGGGAACCTGTACTTCTATCGTTTGAATCCGGGTTCTACTCCGTTGGCTTACCGTTACATTCGTCTGAAGTACACGCCGAATAATGGTAACTTGTCAACCGGATCGTTGACCGCGTTCCTTACGCATGACATCCAAAAGTACACGTCCTATGCGAAAGGGTATACGATCTCTTAAGGAGATAGAGTATGCGAGTTAAAGCAACCCGATTAGGCTGGGATGGTTTCAAGCGTCGCTATGAAGGCGACGAATTTGAAATCAACGATTCCAAGTACGTCGATGGCGACAAGATTCCTAAAGGCAAAATCGTTGGAGATGTTAAAGCGTTTTCGCCGTCATGGATGGAAGTAGTCATCGAAGAAGAAATCGTGCGTCCCGAGCCAAAAAAATCGAAAACGTATCGTTCCTCGAAAGTCGAGAGAATTGATACGGAAGTGCTGTAAAAAGAATAGCGGGCCGGGGGAATAGAACTCCGGCCCGCATTCTCTTCTCGGAGGCGGTTATGAAGAAGTTCCTTTTTGTCCCATTTTTGTTTTTAGGCGGATACATTTTTGCGGCAACGCCTGTCGCTATTTACCCTGGACTACCAGAATCAAATTATGCCGTAACGCATTCGACGGTGGCGATTTCATCTACGACAGTTTCTACTGATGCGGCTGTATATGGATACCGGGCGGTTTATTTGGCGAATCTAAGTTCTGCTTCGACAATATATTATTCGATGGACGGTACCACTACTACTCTGACAACTGTTGGTTGGCCTATCTATCCACGAACTCCAGGATTTCCTGTCCGAGTCGAAAAGATTGAGTACAACGGAGTTATAAGTTATCGGCTTGGTGCGGGTTCTGTTGGTTCGATTGACGTGACGAAAAAGATTATTCGGAAATAAAAGGAAAGCGTGAAGCTCCTTAAGCTAACCCTGGCGATATTTATTTTCAACGCAGGAGAAATTTGTTTTGCGGATAGTATTGCGGGCCCAGCGGGAACGTATATTTCACGAATACAAAACGAAGGATCTACGGTAACGCGCCGTAATACCTTGAATTTTACTGGCGCTGGCGTTGATTGCGTTGACAATTCTGGACAGAAAAGAACGGATTGCACCATAACTGGCGGTGGTGGAGGCTCTTCAAGCCTTTCCGTTGAGAATGATAGCGTTCAGGTATCAAGCCCTACCGCAGTTCTTAACTTCAGCACTGATTTTACAGTAACAGAATCACCAGCCGGGCAGTCCAATGTTTCATTAACGATACCAGGCGGAGGCGGTGGAGCCGCCGTCAACGTCTCCCCCAACAGTGTCCTCTATA